GTTACGTTGTTATTCTTGCCAGCACCTCTATGCTTAGCTTGCATGGCATCGACAGTATCGTTGAAGTCTTTATTAGTTGCAGCCGTTATTAGGAATTGTCCAGCAGGGATTGCACCATTTTCAAAGAAGCCTTTTTGGTAGTCAGCTATGTAATCGTCTAGTGTAGCCCATGCTCGTGAAGCTTCGCCAGGTGCATAGCCAGCATATAGATTGTTAGGATCAACGCCACCCGGTATAACCATGACTTCATTCTCAGTAAACTCTTGACTGCCTATATTGTAATAGGTCTTGCCGTCACGCCTTGTAATCGCAGGACGTTCAAGAAATGTAAAGCCGCCAATGTTCTGAGGTGTGATCTCACCACCGGGTTTAGACTCTCTGCCCTCTTTACGCCAGACTAGAACATACGTTTTTCTATGAACTAAGCTACTGACTGCTAGCTTTTCGAAGAATGCTACTGAACTGTCTAATTGGTTCGGGTGGTATAGAGCGTTAATTGTTGGCACGTTCTTTTGCGGTTTACCATTACCATCAATAGCAAATGGCATGATCTTTTTGAACTCATAAGATATAGCTTTAACGCTAGGATAGATTGAAGCGTATGCATCGGACTGATAGCAGTTTAGTAATGAATAGCCGGGATTCTGTTGAGCGAATGACGGTGCACCAATATAGTTATGATCCATCTTTAGACTCTTGTTAGTGAACGCTCCTGTGATTACTCCCATTAGTTAGATTTCCTTACATTTAGAATTACTATTGTTGTTTGAGCGATGATACTAACTGCGATAAATGCTTTCCAGCCTAAATAAAGTTGTGCAACGTATGGAAGTCCTACGAATAAAAGAAATGCTAGATACAGCTCTGTTGCATTAGACTTAATTTTAGCTATGGCTTTTTTGATTTGGTGCAATATATTAGTCTCTGCTTATATACTACTAATTATAGCAGATAGTGTTAGCGTACTGACCAGCTATAATCTACGACTTGATTGTTAGCTGTTCTCTCATAAATAGTTGCTAAAGTATCTACTCCATCATCATGTTCATTCTTTGAACCAGCAACATAACCTAACACTTCCTGTGCGAACTCTGGATATTTGCTAGTCCAGTTAGGCGGCATGTAGACATTATTCTGCACCCATGCACTTGATGTTAGTATCCTAGCTTCTTTGTTAGAGTTCTGGGGTGTCCACTTAACGACAGTTTTTATATTACCTAAGTCTTTCAGTTCTCTTTCAATGTTTCGAGCATAGCCTTTACCGCCATTATTGCTCTCAAACTCTGCTTCGGTAACTTCACCACTGTTAATCATCTTGGCAACTTTAGGCTCTGTTATCTCTGCTTTCTCTGGCGAATAATAAACATCTGTAATATAAACTTTGCCATCTTTTTCACACCAGTTAATAGAACAAACATTATCTTTTCCTTGATCTGCTATGTCAGTATTGTTTTTCTGAATGGGTACATCTGGCAAGCTATCCCATTCAGAAAAGCCTTTATATAGTCTACCCTCAACGTCCATTGGCTTCTGTAGGTAGTTTGCTTTGAATACTTCTGGTCTTAATGTTCGCTTAGCTTCTATTAGCTTTTCTTTGCTCATAATGGTCGGCTCTAGCATTTCATCTTTGTCATTCATAGCAGGGAAGTCTATTGAAACAACATCATCACCGTAAAAGTCTATTACACGACCTGATAGATCAGCTTTAGCCCATCTCTGCATAACAAATATAAACTTATAGTTATCGCCATCAGCACGACTAAATAGCGTGTTCCGGAACCAATCAAAGTTAGCTTCATGCACTCTAGCATTCATAGCATCAACGTGGTTCTTAATAATATCATCAATAATGAAGTAGTCAGCTCTTGAGCCTGTTAATGCACTTGTAGGACTTGTTGCTCTATAAGATGGTTCTTCGCTGTTCTCTAGCTCCCATTTACTTTTAGTTGCAAAGCCCTGTTTAATTTTGGTATCTGGGAAAATCTCTGGATATGGAACTCCGTCTTTACCTGAGTTAATTCCAAGTATCGTATCCCTAATCTGAGTTGAGAATGTGCCTGATAAGTCACCAGAGTTTGATGCACCAATTACTCGGTTGCGTGGGTTCTTGCCCATTAACCACATAGACAGGTTCTTAGCTGTAAAGCTTTTGTAGTGTCCCGGTGGTAATGATAAAACTAAGTAATGTTTGTCACTGTTTTCTATAAAGTCTTGTAGTGTTTCAGCTACGTTCTTTAGCAGTTTACGTTCTTCTGTGAAAAGTTCTGGATATAGCAGCTTCTCAAAATCCCAGAAGAATCGTCTAGCTAATTCCTTGCGAGCTTCAAGCCTGACGTACTCTGGTATTTGACTCATTAACAACCTCTACGTTTATTTCTGTTCTTGCTATTTTCTCGGACAATCTAATCAATAAACCAGCTATGTAGTATCTGACTATATATTGCTTTCTGTTCAACCCGTTATAACTAGTATTAATCCCTATAGTTATTTTACCAATATCATTATTTTTCATTAATTCCCTGCTAGTTTTTTGAGTTCTTCTACGCTTAATTCTGTGATGGGGTTTATGTTATGAGTGACTTCTTGCTTTTCAGTTATTCTACTTTTAAGTTTATTGTACTCTTTTATCGCACCTAGTTTAGATTTCAAGTCTGTGTGTTGAGTTAGCAAAAAAGCGAGTTGTTTATCTACGGCTATATCATTAAAGCCCGATTCTTCTAGTATCTGATTGATTCGATTGTAGACAATAACATTTGATAACAGGCGTGATGCCGATGCTTGAGCAGATTTATACCAGTTAGGTCTGTTAGTTTCTGGGTCGTATGCTTCTATATATGCTTGTGTACCATTTCCAAAAAACTCTACCTCAGTAGCATACAATTGACAAAACCTTTCTTGCTTTGGTGTCAGCTCTTTTGTTTGTTTTTCTTTACCCATGATTTTATTATACCTTACTATCTCTTTCACAATATTCACAACCGTCCATTAGAAACATTCCTCCAATGGTGTTTGCTCATCTAAATAACAACCAGTGGGTTCTATCTTACAACCACCACCGCCTGTTGGTCGTGTTCCTTGTGGGCAAGATACGGCTTTACTTTCCGTTACTTTCCGTTCAGTCTTAATTGTTTTCGGTTCAACTACGTTTGGCTTTGATTGTGTTACGTTCAGTTTACGTTCAATAGTTGGCGTTGTCGGTTCGATTACGTTTGATTTAGTTAATATCGGTTCAGGTGTTATTGATTTAGATGATGGGTCAGTTCTATTAACAATTGACTCGGCTGATAAGCTCTGTGCCGTTAAGACCAATAAACCTATAGCAAATAGGATAGCTAGTATGTAAATTGTTACGTTCTTAGTTTTCATAATAAAAGTCCGTACTAATTAAATTCTTAACTGGCTGATCGTACTTAATCTTCTTTGCTGTAGCCTTTAGAAACTTCTCAATCTTTTTAGTGTCAGGCTCATGGCTAATGAGTATTAAACTGTAGTTTTTGAAGTCTTTAGCGTACCTAATGATTGGTTTATCAAGTGACTTAGTATTAACCACTATTCCCCTGTTAATAAAATCATAGTTGTAGTAGGTTCTAACATCAACGTTGATGACGTTGATATTATTCCAGACTGAAACTCTATTTAGTTCTGGTAGACCTGATGTTTTAGCCATTTACTTTGCAAGCTTCCTCATAGAGTCGGATAACTCTTAGATAAAGTTTATGATCGTGTTTCTGCAAGTAGTCCATGTTACTCTCATTATACCACTAATCTAATCGGTTTGAAATGCTTTAGGTATTTCGAATATATATGTTTATCGTAATATCCTTGTATTCATGGATATTTGGTTGCGCCGTCTGATTAGCTCTTGACGGCTTAGGGGTGTTGCGTTTTCGATGAACTCCCTGAACTGTAACCTCTCTATCTCTTGTCTTACGTGAAGCCATTCAGCGCGTTTACGAGCGTTTAGGCTGTATAAGTCGTAGTTAGCCTCAATAGTATCTATTGCCCGTGCTGTTGCCTCTACATTAACACCGGGAACAAGAATAGCACCCTCGCCTATTCCCTCTCTTACATGAGGCGTGTCAACGTGTACGCTTGGTATTCCGTACCCTGCCGCTTCAATAGCTGACATTCCATAGGTTTCATAACGTGATGGAACGAGGAGTATTCGGGTTTGCTTAAAATACTTTTCGACTTCTTCTGGTGATACTCGTGGGTGTAGTTCAATGTTAGGTATATCTTTTACAGCTTCCTCGATGTTTTCAAGTCCATGCGTAGGCTCTGCTGGTGAGCGTACAATAATAAACCTTTTATTCGGGTAGAGTTTAGCGAGTTCAGTGACTGTTTCAACGCCCTTGTTTTTTAATGACGAGAGAAGCGTATATGCGTCACCCTTTGTGTATGTTTGTTTAGGGAGTGGGCTGATAGGAGGGTGAATGACTAAAGCGTTAGGCTCTCCCCATTCAATAGCGGATGTTCGACTGTTATAAATGCCATAATCAGCTTCTTTAAGTCCTTGTACAATGTTACGCCCGTATCGTGGTGGCGTGTGAACACTAACGATAGATACTGCTCCAGCCATTCGTGCTGAATGAACCGCAGCGAGTGATAGTTCGTTTTGCCCTATTACGACATCAGCTTCTAGCCCCATGAGTTGCCTTGATATAGGGCGTGGGTTCGTCTGAATATCCAAGACGTTTGAAGCCTCGATTGGTTGAACCTGTACTCCCTCGAAAGTATACGGTTTTTCTGTCTTAGTAAGAACGTGTTTTGCCCCATCTACAATCTGCATAGTACGGTGTAGAGACACTTCGCCGCCCATATTCCACTCTGGAGGATAGCCGTGAGATAATGCTACAACTGTTTTCACTGGAGCGCCTTTCGTGCCTTTTCTAGCCCTTCGCCGTCTCGCCACGTTTCAAAGGCTTTCTTATCGAGTTCACGCTTTATTTTATCGTTAGCTTCCTCATACGTCTGGTCGTTAGGTGCTTTTTTGTTCCAGCGGTGGAGGTGAGTGAGCTTTACATCTTTCAAATAAATGAGTTGCGTTAGCTTTCCTAGTTCTCGCCAGGCGTTATCGCAGAATAGGTGACGGCTTCCCGGTAGTCCAATCCAGCCTAGCTTTTTGTACATTTCAATAGGTACTACAACGTGAGTAGGGAGGTCTTGCCCGTGTAAATGCTCAAGCCCGTCGCTTCCGTAGACAACACCTAGCTTGTTATTGAGAGCCTGTATCATCTTTACGTCCCAGCCGATAGTTTCAGGGAGTACATCATCGCCTAGAATTGCGATGTGCGTAAAGCCTCTTTCTAATGCGAGTTGTGCAAGCTCGTCAAGCGACTTTGTGAAAAATAGCCTATCGCCTACGATAATCTCGGCGTTTTTAATCTTTAGATAGCCGTTTAGCTCAGGGTCGTCCATATCAACCCGTGCAAACACCTTATAGTCACCTGTGCAAGTGTTCTCTAGTGCTTCGACTAACCTTTTGAGGTTGTGTGGTCGTCCTCTCGAAGGTACTGCGACGGCTAATTTTGTCATGATGTTACTCCTTTATCTTTTTCATACTGTGATGGTTCTGGGAGTAATTCGTGTAATTCAGCCATAAACATACTCGTAGACACGATGTCATTGCTCACAAACTCTTCACCCCTTATTTTGTGGTCTGCTCGTAGCTCTGGGTCTGTGATAAACATACTGCCGTAGAGGGATCGTGCGAGTAGGGTTCTAAACTGCTCTCGTGAGTGGTCTTGCGTAATAATGTCAGACATTTGCTTGCTCTTATCTCTGTCCATAATCATCGGGGTGTGCATATCGTAATCGAGCGTTGGTAGGTTGCGGCTTTGTAGCCATTTTCGGGTGTAATCTCGGTTGGCTTGGTGCGGTCCTCTACCTGTTTGTTTCAGTTCACCAGCGTACCAGTTTTTTATCTCGATAGGTGCTAGGCAGAATACGTCATCATAGGAGAAGATAAATGTTTCTGGGGCTACCTCTAGACCTGCTCTAATCTTCATCTCAGCGTCTATATAGCGGTTGGGGTGCGGTCGGGCTTTAACGTGGGTTACGTTCTGCACCCAGTCAGGCTTATCTCCACAGAGGATTACTTCGCCGTTCCATTGTTTGATGTTTTTCAAGGCTCTGAGTGTGTATCTTAGCTCTAAACCGTTATCGTGGGTTTGCTTGAATGGAATTAAGATTGGAAGCTTCATAATCGGGTTATTGTTTCGCCATCATCCATAAATGGTAGTAAGGTTCTATTTTGTTTTATGCGAGTTGTCCATGCAGCTTTACTGTTAATAACTCGCACTTCAATACCTTGCCCCCTAAGTTCTTTCGCTCGCTGTTTATCTTTTGTAGTGCAGAGACAACGGAAATAGCCTATAGTTCTCATTTCGCTGAGTACATTTTTTCTAATTTGATTCGACATTCTTTTGCCTCTTCTAGTGTTTTAAAGCTTCCACCATATATTGTTTTACTATTATAGCTAATTCTCGTTCGGTATCTCTTAAACTTTTCATCATATACAACCCCATGGATACCAGTAGTGTTTGTTTTTCTTAATTTTCTATTGCGCTGTTGTTCTTGTTTAGAAGCCCACCTAACATTTCCTGGCTCGTAATTTCCATTAGTATTTATCCTGTCAACCGTATGTTTCAAAGATGGTCTATCACCCATATAGTTCTCAAATTCTTTATAATTTTCTCTCCATAGTTTGCAAACTATTATTCCTCTACCACCGTAATAGTCATATGCTTTGCAATTTTTATTTTCACATCTTTGAACAATGCCTTGCCATATAATATATAATGGATGTATTTTTTGTAAGTATTCTTTCCTATAATGGTGTTGACAATAACCTCTTACTTTTTCTGCTTTTTCGCAGTTTGTTATGCTACAATTCATATTAGTCTCCTTGTTGTGTTTAATCTCGCACAAGGGGGCTTTTTTGCCCTCTCGTTACTACAATTATACCATGTTCATAATGCCCTCGACAATGCTATTGAGCCACCTAACACGGCAAAGTATTCCATGAAGTTAACACCCATGATTAAGCTGATTGGTATTGCTATCCATACGGCAAGACATACTGCACAATCTGGTAAACCTAGCTCTCTTATATCAGCTAGTAAGCCAAGTGGTCCATCGTACTGAGCCAATAAGGTAGATAGAGCGTAGGTAGCGAATACAGCGATGATTATCGGCATAATGTACTCGATCGGAATTGTGAGTTTATCTTGTGATTTCTAGCCATGTAAAACACTTCGTCTATTCTTATTATACGCCTTGATAGTATCTCATCAGCAAAGTCTTGTAAATTGGCTTTGCGACTCTGATTATAATTGTGAAAGCATATTGTTTGTTTATTATAGGTAACTAATACGGTGTTCTTATTGAATACAAATATAATCCCACTGATACACTTTTGCATAGCTGAGTTATAACACTTAGTGGAGTGTTTTGGCAATAAGCCCTGCTCTCCTACTACTCACCATGATCGATAATCTTAGTCTTATGGAAGCCCAATGTTATTTCGTTATTGCCTAGGTCGTAGCCTCTGTTTCGGTTCTTTTGGATTGAAACACCGATTAAGTCTGGATGTTCTTCTTGCCGTGAAACCATTAAAACAATATCTGAATCTTGTGCAATGTATGAACTTCCACGCAAGTCATCAATGCTTGTACCCTCGCCTTTCCGAGTGTGCGATATTACCATGATTGGTATGTTGTGACGATGTGCGTTCTTTTGAAACTCTTTTGTAATTCTTCCTAAATCTTCCGATACGTTGTTCAATTCTCTTGTGAAGTGGTGCAAGTGATCAACAATTACAAGGTTTATATCTAACTCTTGGACTGCGTTCGCTATTAGCCCGTCAACACTTTCCCAGTTGAACTCGTCGCTACGTTGAAAAGCCAACAGTGCTGCATGGTCTGAAAAGTTGTCGTCGATAAACATCATTCGGCTGGTTAGCTGTGTGCGTGTCATTTCCATTGTTACGAACAAAACTCTTTGACCACTCGCTAGCATTTTTTGAGCCATATTTACGGCTAGGCTTGTTTTACCATTACTGGTCGCACCCCCGATAATTATTAGTTCGCCAGCTACGAAGCCTTTAGTGAGCTTGTCGATTGATGGATAGCCAGATGACAGCCCTTGCATTTTGCCCCAGTTGTCTTTCAGCTCTTGCGCTTTTTCTAAGTATTGCTCGGATGTTATCAAGCCATAGTTCTTTTTGGCGTTGTCAGCATCTTTTGAGATTCCGTTAAGTAGATAATCGTCTAATTCCTGCCGTTCTTTTGGATTGAGTTTGTCTAGCTTTTCTTTCAAATAGTCAATATTGTTCACGACTGCCCTCCGACTGCTTTGTTGTATTGCGTTTTATTACGCTTAAGAGCCTGTTGACTGCGTTCTATGCAGTCAGTGTATAAATGGCACGTATCACATTCAAAGTCGTGACTGTGAAGCTCCTGAGCTGTTTTTAGGTTTCCTATAATCGACTGCTTAATCTTTATAAAATCTCGGCAGTGTTTTATATATTCGGCTGTTGTTTCATTTCGTAAGCGCATTTTGTTTTTCCCTTTCCATTATTGTTCTTTCTAGTAACGACATTTTCTTAGTCGATGATTCTGTTAGCCATTTATCGAACTTGCTATCACGGATTAAATTATCTATCGACATCTGCTTATTTTCGATGTGCCATTTAGATTTTGAAAACCTTTGAGCTGCTTGCAGGATTTCGGATTCGCTATTTTCCTTTAACCTGCGATTGATAAGCTTGATTCGATTGACTGTAATCTTTTCTCGTGGATTCACTATTTCGATTATTTCCAATAATAAAGACTCTGCTTTTTTATTAACTTTATCTAACCTAACCTTACCTAACCTAACCTTACCTAGAGTGCCGTTATCGGTACGTTTGTGTACCGTTTGTGTACCGTCATCTGTTATAGCGTTGTCTTTTCGCCTTTTTAGCCACTTAGGTTCTTCTATTTTCTTTAATTCTGCAACGTCGTCACGTAACTCAGTGTAAGAACCATTTTCGTTCAATCCGAGCATAGATTTTTCGTTCTTATATTGAGTTTCCTTGTACATATCAGCACGAATTAAATTGTGGTTAAGCCAATGTTTTACAACTAATACACCATTATCGAAACTAAGTATAAATCTTTTTGCAATTAGTAGCTTTAGGTCGTCATCGTTTGAGCCAACCATTCTTGCGATTTGTTTGGGTCTACCAATAAATCCATCGTCGTCAGCGTACATATTTAAGTGAAGATACAAGGCTTGTGAAGAAGATGGCATATCTACAAAAGCATCACTCTGCACTATGTCGGTGTTGAACATCCTACGCTTTGCCACGTTTGCCCCCTTTCCTAAACTGCTGTTTGTGTTTCTTGGCTTTCTTTTCAAGCTCGGGGAACTCTTTTTTACGCCATACGGTATAAACTCCGTATAGTTGTTTTGCTGTATATTCTAGCTCCTCGTAAGAAGCATATTGTGTTGCCCAGCTTATTATCTTGTCTGGTTCAAGTTCGTAATCTTCCATTACTTAGCCTCTAGTCTCTCAATATAAAGCCTGCCCAGTTTTGTTCTAGGTACTATTGTTTTAATGTTTTCCATAAAAGAAAATCCCCCCATGCTTTCGCATTTATGGGGGGTCGCCTGTAACCCTATTATTGTAGCAAATAGACTACTAAATGCAACCCCCATTTTTTATAATGTTGGAGTATCGCATTGTTACAGACGATACTTCACTCAGATTATATACACAATAACTTTGACTTGCAAGTACGGTATTCTAACTTGTTCAATAGGGCTATCAATATGATACACTAGATTGATCCACCAGGACGCAGAAGATTTTGAACCTTTCATCTGCTAAAGCCACTGGTAGATTTTTGCTTGTGTATAACTTTTAAATAATCTTTGATGAAACTATTTACATTCTATTATGCGTATGTTAAGATTAAAGTACAATAAAAGAAAGGTTTAAATAATGAAAATATCAACAACAATCAAAAAAGAAGTCATCGAGGCTTATGAAGCTGCCGGGTTCACGCAGACGAACGACGGTGTTCTAAAAATGGACGAAATCCAAATCAATGTATATGACAATTACGTGTCGGACGCTGAGGGTAACGAAATCAGCTACGACGAAGCCGTAGTAGATGCAGGAGAGTTCTAATCAGTCGAATAATGGTCAATAATGAAATGAGGAGTGCAACAATGAAAATATCAATCAAACAACTAGGAATCAGCAAGCATATCCAAGTCCGTAAGATGGGCAGTTACGAGGCTCAGACAGCTAGGATAGAGGAGAAGTTCCGGCAAGCTAATGCTAGGCATCAAGACGTTAAGAAGCGTGAAACTATCGATACGCAGATTATGAGCTTTATACCGACACGCAACAATCAAGCAATCGGCAACTTCCCGACTGGCGAAAATGAGGCTGACTATGGCTGCTAGAGCAACAATAACTAAGCAAGTTACCGACATGGCTAAATACGGCATCACAGGGGCTAATAGATGGGCTGGCGATGTCATCATCAAAAGCGATCAATCCATCAACGTGCATGGTAAGTATTTTCCGACAGAGAAACAGGCTAGAGATTATGCTAATAAGGTTGCTAAGGAGCTAGCATGAAAGGCAACCTAACTAAGTTCGACATCATGTACCAACGCTTTGAAGTTGATATGAAAGCGTCTAACGACCCACAAGACAAACGAATGTATACAGTTGATTACGAGATCAAGCCAAGCAGTCGAGCCGTTCTAATAGGCTCTGTGAAGCTAATGCTGGATAGATACGACACGCAAGGCGAATACCTATTTCAGCAAGAACATCAAGTTTTGTTTAAAACTATTGAAGATAAGATTGAGGAGTGGATTTATGGATGAAGAATTAGCTGGCAGATTATTAGTGGCATATTCTAAAAGAAGTCCACAGCTAGATATACTAGCAGAACAGATGTTTATTTTTAGTACTCAGCATGGACTTCCACCAGATATGTTTTTATCTAAGATTGATGGCCAGCAATTACTTGATTTAGATGAGAAAACCTACATTGTCAGTGAATATTTGAGCAAAGTCTTAGAACACAAGAGATTGTCTGGAATTGAAGAAAAGAACCTGAATAAAGTTAGACGTAATAATAAAAATATAATGATGAAAGTTATTCAAGGAAAGGAAATAGGTTTGTTTTAATGAACTTACGCCACCAAATAAAACAGGTTACTAAGTATCATAGCGACATAACAGACGGTTATCTACTAAGTGAAAAGCAGTTAGATCGAATTATGGAGTTAATAGAAAATCACTACAAAACACTTGCATAATAACTAGCATACGTTTATAATTAAAGTACATTAAGAAAGGTTTAAAAATGGAAGAATTAAATAAAAAGCTAATCGAGATACAGCAAACACTGGTTGTATTGAAAGGCAAGCATAACTCATTCGGTGGTTTTGATTACCGGTCTAATGAGGATATATTAACGGCTGTTAAGCCACTACTTAAAAAGCACAATATAATTTTGTTGCAGAATGACGAAATGGTAGCAGTAGGAACAAGACACTATATTAAAGCCACTACAACAATCAGCGATGGCAAGAATGAGATTAGTGCTACTGGGTATGCTAGAGAGCCTGAACAAAAAAAAGGCATGGACGATAGCCAACTAACAGGCTCAACAAGCTCATACGCTCGCAAATACTCAGCTAATGGACTGTTTGCAATAGATGACAATGTAGATGCAGACACAACTAACTCTACTAGCGAACCTGAACTAACTGACAAACAAATCAAGGATAAGCTAGAGCTAACAACATCAGTTAGAGATATGGCTTATTTGTTTAACAAGCTTACAGCCGATCAAAAGATTGATAATCAAGACATGTTCACAGCTCACAAAGAAAAGATTGAGGCTAAGAATGTCTAGTATAAAAAAATATTTATCAGATGTAGGGGCAGCATTTGAGGGTCTAATCTTGGTTCTTATAGATAGAGCTAGAGGCAAAGAACTAAATCTTGACTATATCAACGAGTATAAAGAGCAGATAATCATGCACAAAAATTTATCCGGCAAAGCATTACTAGCTGATGAGGTTATAGTCATAGAAGCTTTAAAGGTATACAACAAGCTTGTAGCTTATGGATTTAAAGATGCGGATATTCTTATCCGAAATTATATAGAAAAAGGTGGCAATAATGGCTAAAGAAATAGATGTAGAGCAGGGTAGCAAGGCTTGGTTCGAGCTTAGACTACCAAGAGCTACAGCATCGCACGCCCATCAGATAATGGCTGGCAATAGCACAATTGCTTACAAAAGCTACAGAGCTAAACTAGCCACTCAAAAGTTCACAGGTAAAGAGATTGAGGGTTATTCTAATGACTATATGGACGATGGCACAGCAAACGAACCAGTCGCTAGACTAATGTACTCAATGCAGACAGGTCATAAAGTTCGAGAGAGTGGCTTTTGGGTGCATGATAAACATGATGCCGGGGCAAGTCCAGACGGAATTGTAAACGAGGAATTTGGTTTAGAGATCAAAACTCAATTACCACATATTCATTTAATGGCAAAGCTCGACAACTTCATTGATAGTAAGTACAAAAAGCAAATGGACTTCCAAATGTGGATCACAGGCTTTAAGAAGATTGATTTTGTAAGCTACAGTCCACTAATAGATGATGAGTTCTTACAGCTTGCAATCGTAACTTATGAACGTGATGAGAAAAGAATTGATGCCATAGAAACTCAGACATTAGACTTGCTAGAAGATGTTAATGATTTCTATGATCGAGCGATGGAGCTTTCTAATGTACCCAAATGACATAGTGGAAAAGATTGACACTGAGCGAGATAAGATCAATTGGTCAGACATCAAGTCATTAATGGTTGCTGAACAACGAATAGCAACTTATAACCACATGATTGCTGAAAAGATAGCACCACTACACCGATTGGCTACCAGTATAGATAACGAGTCATATTTTAAGTATCGGGAAACAACTCTAGCTGATGGCAAGAAAATGTCACAGGGCGATAGTGAAAGAGCCGCCAAAGTTGATGCTAACGAAGCCAGAAAAGAATACGAACTATGCCTGTATGTATTTAAAGGCACTCAAGATTTAATGATAAGTATCCGTCGAAGATTAAAATATTATGAGAATGAAAGGTTTGGTGACAAATGATCGCAGATACGAGCAGAAATGCTTACAAATCAATAGAACATCTAGGAGCAAAGCAACAAGCAGTCCTAGACATAATTGAGCGTGAGGGTGCTATAGACAACTGGCGAATCAGTGAGTTGCTTGGAGTACCTATTAACGAAGTGACTGGTAGGAGTAGAGAGCTATTCAAGGCTGGCGTGATTGAAGTTGCGTATAAGGATAAAGGGCATACCGGTAGAACAGTTAAGTTTTGGAAAGCCAAGACAACTGTAGAAAACTATGTACCAGAAATACCAGAGTTCAAAGGAACATTAAATAAATTAGATCAATTAAAATTAGGAGGATTATAACATGGCAGGAATCAAAGGCGAATATATATATGATGAAGATGGAAATATTATCGGTGCTACTGGTGGCAAGCTAACCGCACTGAACAATAAGAAAAAACACGGAGCAGATTACTACTCAAAACTAGGTACAAGAGGTGCTGAAGCCTACCGAGAGCGACAAGCTCAAGGTATAGCCAATCCTAGAGGGTTCGATGCTAACAGGGAATTGGCTCGTAGAGCTGGTTATCTTGGTGGTCGCATCTCAAAACGTGGACCAGCTAAGAAAGTAAGCGATGACTAAACCAGATGAGTTAAACACAGAAAAATCAAGCTGGGTATGGATGCCCCACGCAGGACACTTCCTCTTGGGCGATAAATGTCGCTTCGTATTAAACACTTATGTTGGCGATTATATCGTCTCGACTATTGGCGAATTGTGGAGCGACCAGTCAGTTCGTCGCATCCACGCATCAGTGCATGGTGACGTTTACAAAACAACTTGGTATAAAGAAAATCAGCATCTTAAGGGCGATGATTTTGATGCTGCCTATATGAAAAAGTATGGTTTTGAGGATATTGGAGCTGGCAATCGTAAATATGAAACAATGGTTTTCAAGGCAAGAAAATCAAACGTCAAGTGCTGTCCATACGAAATGGCATCTAGCGAAGAGCAAGACTTTCGTAGCTGGGCAAGTGCCGAAGAAGCTCGAAAAGGTCACATGGAACTTTGTGATAAATGGAACTTTGATTACGCAGAATTCGAATATACCTTGTTTCGTTACAGAGCCGATGAAAGTAAACAAGAAATAAGTCATGGTGATCTACACTGGGCGACTGTCACGGCAAGACATCTTGGTATAGATGTACCTAAAGAGGTGAACAAGTAATGAGCGATGAATTAAAAATCTGGATATTCTTTATATCTATATTTCTAGCCGTACCTAGCTGGGTAGTTTTAATATACTTAAACCCAACTAACACATTCGTAATTTTAGTTGCAACAATAGGCTTATTCTCGATACTTACATCAATAGTTTTAATGGCAACAAAGAGGTCAAAATGAACGAAATGAAGAATAACAACGATACAACTAGAGAAGATATAAAACATATCATTGGTGCTTGTGTCTGCAAAAACGATGATAAGACTTGCTGGTATACACATAATGCACAAGAAGTAGAAAACGATAGCACAGTGCATGACAACCAAGTAAATGCTGTTCTGAATCTAATACTCCAAGACAGAGAGAGTGCTGTAAGAGAAGCTAAGCTTGAAGCCGAAGCCGAACAAGCCATCCAAGCCCACATCGATAAGAGAGTTAATGAGGTGCTGTGTATCGTTGAGGAAGTTGTTATTGGTGGGGTAGAGGGTATATGGTGTGATTTTGAAAGCGACAGAGGAACACGATTATGCAAATGGTGTGGTGGTTATAGGTCTGCAATAGAGCATGCAAAATGGGAGCAACACCAAGCCATTAAAAAACTAAGGAGTGAGTTATGAACGATAAAGATATACCTGAGCTACTACATATGACGATAGTAGTGTTGCTACTTATATTTATATGTACATTCGCAATAGTAGGAGTTAAAAATGGCTGGCTTTAAATCAGATAACCTAGACACCATATTCTATAATCCAGACCACACTAAGACATATAACCCATCTGGAAAGCCTACTGGTGTAGTGATGACAGACTTCGATATTATGGAGGCTAAACAGGCTATTCAATCTCTAATCAATGAGGCTCGGATTGATGAGTGGAAACTAATCAGCGAAGTGACGCACTCAGCCAATCTAGTAGCTAGTAGTTATCTAGGTAAAGCTAGAGATGAACGTATTAAACAATTAAGGAGTGAGTTATGAACAACTGTAACGTATGCAAGAAACAAGAAATGAAAGCTATTAGAGCAAGTAAAGACTACAAGCAGACTGAGAACGGACTAAAGCTAATCTCATGGCTATCAGTTATCCTAGCAGGGTTCGCCACACTAGGCATCTTGCTTGATGGTGGCGATGGCTATGCGTTCTTCGGCACGATTTTATTCGCATTAAACGGTGGATTAGGACTTCGGTATATCCACTTGAATAAGGAGTGATCATGGTACGCACACAGTTCTTAGAGAATTACCCTCTGTTTTACGAGCAAATGCCATTCAATATAAAGTCACACTTGACAACTAAACGTAAGCGTGATAGTATTAAATCAGCTCAAAAAGCTAAAACAAAAATAACTAAAAAGAAAGGTCATAAAATGACTAAACGAAATACAAAAAACATCAAACAAACAGCTATACGCTTCGGCTCAATAGCACTAATCATAGCTCTAGTAGCAGTATCGATTTACCTCGGTATTCCTAGACTTACGTTAAATGACGTGCTAAGTTTAGCATCGTTAATAGCTGCGATAGCATTGCTTATCAAATCTATTAAATAATCATTATGAAAACAATCATCGGAGCAACTTTGCTAGCCTTAACGGTTAGCTTAACTCCACAAACACAACTAACACCGGAAATCGAGCAACCATTAGAACGCACATCGACAAAGGCTACAGTAATCGAACAGGGCGATTTTAAGCCTGTTGCATTGGCAAGTGCTAAGGTTGTCAGGTCTGAGCCTAAAAAGCCAACACAAGACACGCAAACGAGTAATGCGAGTGGTTCTGTAGAGAGTTTAATAGTTAAGTGGGCTAATCATTACGGAGTAAGTCCAGCAACAATGCTAAGAGTCGCACGTTGCGAAAGTACGCTCAATCCATCATCGATTAACAAAGGCTACTATGCAGGAGGAGGCAATCCGAGTGGGCTTTTCCAATTCTTGCCAGAAACTTTTTCTAGGTATCAGCGTAAAGCCGGACTTAGTGGACTAGATGTTTTTAATGCAGATCATAACGCTAGAGTGGCAGCTTATGCATTTAGCGTAGGTGGTGCTAGCGAATGGGAATGTCGTTGAATCAAACGATTAAGATCATACCAATGGGTAAGCCTAGACAGACTCAAAGCGACAAATGGAATAAACGATCTGTTGTTGTTAGATATAGGGAGTTTGCGGACGAACTAAGAGCTGATTGGCAAGGGGGTGTTAAAACTAACAATATCAGTATACGTTTTGATATGCCGATGCCTAAGTCATGGAGCGAAAAGAAGAAAAATAAGATGGACGGAGAGCCACACCAGCAGAAGCCTGATGTTGATAATTTACTAAAATCTTTCTTTGATGCAATATTCAAAATGTTTGATGCCGATGATTGTATGATTTATGATTGTCGTGTATCTAAGTACTGGGCTAGGGAGGGTTCAATCACTTATGAAGAAACTGAGAGCTAAAGCCGAGAAATTAGCCAACTCTATTATTAAGCTATATCCCTGTGTAAAGTGCGGTAATCCTAATGTAGACCCTGCTCATTTATATCAACATGCAGCAGCTACCGTTACCGATTTAAGATGTATTGTGCCGTTGTGTCGCAAGCATCATAACGAATTAGATCAAGGTAAAGACGGTAAATATAAGTTCCGTGAATTAATACTAGGCGATTTAGAATTTGAGATGCTACTTAGAACCAATACCCCCACTAAGGTTGATTGGTCGGAGCGTGTTGAGTTCCTGAAAGATGTTCATGATCGTATCAAAGAGGGCGAATTGACCCTAGAAGAAGCTCGTTCATACGAAACTTAGTTGCCAGCCCTCATTTTGCATGTACTCAGCTAATTGATCGTCTGGGTTTTCCATTACTCACCTCGTACGTTAAGTGCTGCCAATCCATTGACAAAAGCCGATAGTCCAGTCCATAGCTCAAGCTCTGCTGAACCGATAACTCCGACTGTTGATAGGTAGGCTATTACAAGCGAACCAACACCAGTGAATATATAAATCCCGAACCGTACTTTGCTAGGTAAATTAATACTCATAACCATCTCCTATTTATGTGTTTTATATGTGTTCTCAACATCTTGAGCAGTTCGATTTGCGGTTCGATAATTTAACCACATTAAAGCTTCTTCAAGCTTAGTAATGACTACGCTATTTTCACGACATCGAAATTTTGAATTATTAAAAAACTCTAGTCTTTGAATTGCAGCAGTAATAACATCTTCAATAAAAGCACCATTCTGCTGACCTTCTACAATACCTTCTTGCCATTTAATAGTTGTACTATCTGGTAATTTCGATTCTCCACCTGTCGGATTACCCTCTACTGTTTTAAAATCTGATATAACATTGGTCCTCATAACCATCTCCTTTTTAATACCTTATTACGAACTCTATCTTCCCACTTCATTTCTTGAACTTGTTAAAAATATCCAGCAAAGCATCAACGAAACCACTCTTAACTTTCTCATGCTCTTTAGCATCAGCTTCGGCTTTGTCCGACTGAGCCTCGAGTTTAGCTAACTTAGCTAGGACTTTAGCATCTTCAATCTTATCATCAGCAATTGCTTTTTTGAGTGCTGCTAGTTCTTTGTCTTTCGCAGACAATGTAGCTTTAAGACCATTATTGATACCTTGAAGCCCTGACGGTGCATTAGCCTGAGTTTGCCAGAACTGTGCTAAGGCTTGCACATTTGTCTGGTTGGCTTCTTTACCTGTGAACCGATAGTTGTAGTTTCTGCCAGGCTTACCACCTGTAGCTATGATAGCCATGACTTGCTCTAGTTCTTTTGTTATTACTCCCACGTTGACCTCCTTTTTAACTGGTGAGTTAGTTATATGCAACTCTGGGTTAGATTCTACACCGTTTATATATAGGCTCAAGTGAAGATGCACTCCCTGTGCATTGCCAGTCTGACCCATAACACCTAGTTTCTGACCTGCCTTAACTGCCTGACCGTTTCTGACTGAGATACTAGCTAAGTGTCCATAGAGCCATCGCTTGTTGCCTGAGTAGAGGTTGACGTAATTGCCAGCTCGACTCTCTGAGCCTGTCTTAGCTGTACCGTCTGAGATAGCAAAAACATCTCGAGGGTAAGTTACACCACCGACATACCAGCCAAAGTCTGTACCAGTGTGAGTAGGTCTGTCCTTAGTACGCCAACCTGATGTTTTCTGCTTCGGTGAGGTTACTGGGTAAGCCATGACTATCTCCTTTTCTTAGTTTCGATTTGCCTACGCTCTAAGACTTCTAGCTCATCTTCGCTATCGTCTGCGAGCCTATAGATGGAGTATATCAGATACGCAAACAAGTAAACTGCCAAGGCGTTATTCATTAAATAACCAGCCCACAAGAAAATATTGCTAACAAGTTCTCTCCAACCGAAAAAACCTAGGACAATTGCAATGTCTATAATAACTGGTAAAGCACTAAACACTATCGAACCGATAACCATATAATGAAGTCTCAAACGCAACTTAAAAACATCAGGGTCTATCGGTAGCTTCAACAGCTGAACTTGCTGATTAAATACTCTTGCCAATAACCGAAAAGATAAACCACGAATAACTAGCAAAGTCATAGCTAGGACTGCACCCCAAAACGGTATCATGAGTTCGCTCCATTCTTGCCACCAACAGCCCAGTAAATCTTCATGGTAGTTATATCCTGTATCGCCTCATTAAGTTTGGCGTTAGCTTTTTGAGCTTCGGCAAACTTCTTCTTGGTTTTCTCACGTTGCCGTTCCATCTCTAACTCTCGCTGAATCTGCTTCTGTATGAATGCTTCGTTTAGTTTAGAGTTGAACATACTATTTACTCCTGTTTTGACCATAGATAGCATCCGTTAAGTTTCTCAAAGTAGCGGCTGTTGTTGTACTAAGCTCTTGTAAAAGCTCGGAGTTTTTCTTGAAGTCATCATAGCGTAGTTGGTTTTGTTCTCTAGCGTATTCCGTAACTTTGTTCTTCTCGGCACGTTCTTTAAAGAATAGCAGAATCATAACGCCAGTCGTGAAGCCTAGCCCTGCTTGACCTAGTGCTGATGTTATTGCTGCTTCCATTATTTCCTTTCTGGTGTTCGAGTGTTAGTAGACATGGTTAGGTCTTTGTGTATAGTAAGGTTGCGTATGCTGAATAACTTGATAAATTATCAGCCGTCGTGACTAATATCGATGTGTTGTCTATAGCTATAGTAGACTGGGCACTGGTAGAAGCCGTGTTTGTCCTCGGTACTGGTTGGTGCGAATTGCTTGAGTTAACCATCATCATCGAATAGTCGATGACGTACCCTAAAGATGATATGCCGTGGGCAACATTCTTATTGGTACTATTCGGCAATGCCCCGAAGTTGATGGTCTTCTTATATATCGTCTTCCCATCAATCCACTTAAACCCTGTATTTACTTCTGATGTTGAGTAGTCACCACCAAAAGCAGTTTTTTCTGCTGTTACCGAAGCATCGTTAAGACCAGTTCCAGCCGCTAAAGCTTCAACGTTTTCTACTATGTCATTTAGATCGCTAGCTGGAAGTGGGTCAAATGGTGTGAATACCATGGTTGGTACAGGGAGCGACATACTACTTAATCCTTTCTATCAATGCACGATCATTTGACCAGTTGTTTAATCTATATCTTAACGTAGCTGTTTGTATACCAATCTCATCAGCCCACTGCTGGAGAGTCTGAGTTATTCCTTTGTATGTTACCATCCTATTATTCCTCCTATTATTAGCTTGTGCTTTTGCGTCTGTCCATCGACAGTTTTCTGGAGAGTAACCTTTATCGTTATCTTTTCTATCAATGGTCAAATCATCACTATACCCGTTCAACTTAGCCCAAGCCGAAAAGTTTCTATAGTCCTGCCATTCAGCACAAACTTTAATGCCCCTACCGCCATAAGCTTTGAAGTTTGAATCCTTAGGGTTTTGGCACCGTTGTTTCATCTTACTCCAAATGCCGTACAGTCTTGTACCAGAATCACCATGTGATTCGTATTCGAGATTTTTGACAATTTTTGACCTGCGAACTTCAAGGTAGTATCGCCGTTTATTTGCAGCAACACAAACCTTGCATTTACGAGAAATAGAATTATTACCATTTTTAGAAAATGACGTATTTTCAACAGAATAAGCATGACCTTGTGGGCAAGCATTCTTCCGGACATTTATGTGGTTCTTGTTAGATACCCCAGCCATTATTTATTCTCCTCTGTTTTAATATTCATAATTTTATTCTCCTATCTTTAATTATAACATTTACTATGCTGTTAAATTGAACATCTCATTTGAATAAACTACAAAATAAATATCTTGTGAGTAATATGCACTATCTCGTATGGCAATATTATTTTCTCTGGTGTAATAGTTGAATTTGATGTCTATAATCTCAATACCGCCCCCAACAATTACATTCTCAATACTTATTTTCGTGCTTATTCGCAAGTTACCATTTATATCATTATCTGAATATGGCATAGAACGCCACTCGAAGATACCACTACCCTGGCCAACATAATGTACAGCTCTAATATCTGGTATTATGCTTGTCGCTAATAAAGTATCTATTCTATAAGTGCCAGTAACCCCATACCCAGTTGATAAAGCATTAAAGCCTGACAACGTGATCTTATCTCTGAATAATTCTCTCGGAGTTCTAGGGTCAGTGTCAGTAGTAGTTTTTTTAGTTGATTGATATGATTCGCTCATGGTGCTAGTACGTCCGATCCATTAAGTATTGACATTGCAGTATCGTCTGAGCTAAGTATAAAGAAGTTAGGTATGTTAAATACTTTGCCTACTAATCTTTGTGTAAACTTGCCACCAGATAAAATATTAGTAATTTTACTAATGACATACTCTTGATTAAGATTATCTACATTAACAGTCATAATATCGTTAAGTTGCAAAGCATAATTACCTTTTAGTTCTAGCTCAATAGTGTTTGTGTAGTCGCTATAATAATTAAGAATTGTAAGTGCCAGAGATCTAGCAATATCTTCTGTTTGAACAAAGTTATTGTCAATTGTTATTATCTTTTCCTCAAACTTGTCTATTGAATCTTGATCACTTTCTTTAACGTAAATATTCTTAGTTACTTTTGCTGGTGTTCCATAGATCAATAAATCAGTAAGATACACTGTAGAACTAGAGCTGTTTGTAATTTCTACCTTAACAGCCGTTGTAAATAGATCAGTATCAGTAATGCTAAGATCTGAGGTTTGATCTGTACCTGAACCGTCTGCAAGACTATTACCTGTGTAGGTTGTTATCGTGTCTATGGTAGTCACAGGGTCGGTGAAATCAAAGAAACGGACAGTTGAGCTATTACCTGATACTGCAATAGCTTCGGCAAGATCAAACATTAATTCACTTCCCTGCACTTCTCTAACTTGTGATTTAACCTCGACAGTATTGATGATTGTATCTTCATTAGATAAAGTTAGATCAATTACTTCTGACTTATTAAATGTGATTACTGAATTGCCAGAGCCTCTAGTACGATTCTTAAATCTAATTACCCCTACTTCGTCCATATATAAAGCACCAAGTTCGGCTTGCATGATAGGTCGGATAGCATTGCCAAAGGTAGTTCCCTTTTCAAAGTATATAAAAGCTATAACATTAGTTGAAGTGTCTAGATCATATTGGCTAGGAGTTAAGCCGATCAGAGTAAATAATTCTTCTAGTAATTCAGTTGTTGTTATATCCTGAAACATAATTGTTTGATCTATGTACTTACCAAATATGAAAGACAAAAAGTCTGTAGCATGAAGTTTAGCTGTATTACCTGAGTAATCTGTCAGTGGAGTTTTAGTAGTCAATCCAACGAATTGAGGCAAATTAATGTTATTGAATCCAGCTAGTATCCTTAAAGGTCTGCCGGGTAAAATATTAGGTTCTAGTGGGCTACCTGAACCAACTGTAAAATAATTATCATAGTTGTTTAATGTAAGATCAGCCATAGCAAGATTAACTGAATATGGTACTTCTTCTTCTCTGCTCCACTCCATACTAATAACTCGATCAGTGAATGAGCTGTAGTCATATTTAGCAGATTCCTGAATAGGGTTATCATCAGACGGAGCAAGAACATCTACCCCATCAAGCAATGACATAGGCGTAACATCTGAACTTAAAGTAAAAAACTCTACATTAGGATCAAATGTTTTATCCCATGACATACGCAACTGCCATGACAGAGGTCTAACATGACCACTAGCAAGTGCATCATATTGTGCAGTTGTAGTTTGCATCAGCTACTTCCGTTATCTAGTTGATCTGTAATCCTAAATATTAACTGAACATTCTGAACATCGCCACAATTAGACCAGATATTCTTTTCGTTAATGTACATTCTGACTGGTGCATCTTCTAGGCTGTAAAATGGGATAGATAACAACGGATACTCGAATAATGTGAACTGTGAGTCGTATATTGCTCTCAGAGCGTTGTATTGGTCTTGTGCAAGGCTTCTGTAGTTAAATGTCCATGAATGCTCAACTGAAACAAAATCAGTATAGAGGTTGCCGTCTAGCGTCTGAATGTCAGTAGCGTTTTCTTTTGGCGTGTTTAAGAAGTCACGCTGGATTGTTGGCATAGCCGAGCCGTTAAGTGTTGCGGTTATTATAGCCATTAGATATTGCCCCCTCCGATTACTGGTTGTTGTTTGGCTTGTAGTTCTTCATTTATTGATCTAACTAGATCTTTAGCAATATCTCTAAGGTCTGAGCGTGATCTAGCTATAATGCCCTCTGGGTTTATTGTTATGTTGATGTTAGGATTTGAAGATTGTTGCTGATTTCCTTGATCTGAACTTAAACTAGCATCTATAGATGGGCTTATAACATTTGCACTAAGTCCTGCAATTGCTGAATCAACTTGACCCATTCCTGCAGAAATACCGCCAACAAGACCCTCTGTGATGTTAGTACCATAACCAGCAAAAACTTTAGATGGGGATTTGATACCTAAGAATCCTTTGAAAGCTTCTTTAGCACCATTGGCTATAGATTTTATTGCATCGACAACCCTGCCGGGACTAGCTTTTATACCAGCTATCAATCCGTTTATTAAATCTTTACCAGCACCAATTAACAAGCTACCAAGATTTCCTAGTGTATTTTTAATTCTTCCCGGCAAACTAGCAACCCAGCTTATAGCTGTTGATATTGCACTTCCAACACCACTAGCAAATGATCGAAAAGCTTTTATTGCACCATTAGCAAAATTAAATATTGCAGTATAAACCTTACTCAACCAGCTTATAACTTTTATTACAGCAAATGTTATTGCTATAAGTGATGCAGTAGCTATAGCAGCAGGAAGAACAATTCCCACTGCAAAAGCTATTGCTAGAGCTTTTAGTGCTGGTATAACAAAACCATCAATCTGTTTCCATAATGGCATGAATGCTGCCCACGCTTCTTTTAATGAGCCAATCATATCGTCTATTGCAGGTTTGAATACTGATGCTAAGAAACTACCAACCTGTTGTATCGCACTCCAGAATTTCATAACTGTTGGCTCTAGTAAATCCCAATTTTGTTTTATTAAGCCTATAGCAGCTCCAACTAATGCAAATACTGCGATAATTCCAGCCATAGCAGGAGTTACAAATCCAACGATCACTGTACCTAAAGCCACTAGTCCAGCTATAAGAACTCCACCGATTATGCCAGCTAATGAATATAGTAAGACCTGATTATCAGCTATGAATGCAAAGAACTTACCAGCTTGATTCAAGCCAACTTCCAATACCGAGCCAAAACTAGATACAGCATTAGAAATCTTTTCTTGCCCTGCTTGTAGATCACCATTGCCTAAAGCTCTGACTATTCCCTCCATACCTCTAGTAACGGCATTATTAAGGTTGCTAAATGATGTGCCTATTCCACCAGTCGCAAGTCTAGCCTGTTCATCTAGTGATGCTATTCCACCACCACCCTCTTTATTTAGTCTTATAAGGTCATCTAGTAACCTCTGAGGATCAGTTCTATATAATTCTCTTAATCCCTCTTTGGTTAAACCTGTTTCTTTTGTTAAAGCTTGTAAGGCTGTAGGCATATTAGCAGTAATGGAGTTCCACTCTTGACCCTCAATTTTGCCCCTAGATAGTGCCTGAGTTAATTGTATAAATGTAGCTTGAGCTGCTCCAGTTTCAACACCTGCTGCAAGCATAGCATTATTAAAAGCTAAGAATCCGTCTGTTGCTGTGCTTATATCAGCACCACCAGCGACTAATGACTGAACACCTGCTGCCGCATCTTGTAAAGATGTAGGCAAACCCTCTAATGACTTAGATAATTTTTGAGTAGAATCTTGAGCTTCTTTGCTTGATGCCCCTAATGCTTGTAGCACTCTAGGAAAAGCGACCAATGTGTCGATACGCTTAACGGCATTACCAACATTCTTAACAATTAAAGCCGTTACTGCGACTGTAGCTGCTGCCAAAGCTGCAATACCAACTTTAGATACAGACATAAACCCTTTATTCAAACTAGATGTAGACTTAGTTCCAGACGATTCCATTCTGGAGTTGGCTTGCTCAATCTCTTTTTCACCTTGTTTATATCCTGAGGTGTCAATTTTGGCTAGCAGCTCTACTGTTCCAATTGTTGTCATTATTCATCTACTTTCATTTGCTTAATAAGATCTTTAGTTAAAGTATTAAATGCTTGTGATGGTTTTTTCGCTGCGGCTGAACCAGCTCCAATGAGTGCTGATTGTGCATCATGGAACATATCTCTAGCTTTAAGTTTTCTTGATGCCTCAATCAAAGTTAGCATTTCAGCAGTTTCTATTTTATCTTCCTTAACGTCCAGATATGCTTGCCAGCCGAATATAATTGCAAATTCTGTCATTAACAGCCATTCGTTGTCTACCTTAAATGAACCCTCTGTGCTAGCCTGATGTGCTTTGATCTTAGCTAGATCTTCAGGGCTTATATCATCAAGTTGTTGTTGGCGAGTCTTTGCGTCCATTAGCTTGCTCTTTTAAGTCCTCGAAAACTTGAACCATTATTGCAAGTGGCGTTTCTTCAACCCACTTACTAACTTCTGAGTTATTCTTAGTATTGTCTTTGAACATACTTTTAAATGTTTCGTAAACTACAAGTTCGTATGAATCATACTTATCAAGATCTTCTTCTGTTGCTGTTTTGTTTTCCACTTTTTGGTCTAACATTGTTAAGCGTCTTTGAGCTTGGCTTAATCGCATTTCAGTTCCTGCACCGGGAAGCTTAACAGTCCAAATCTTACCATCAACATCTACTTTACCTTGCTTATTGTATTTGCCAGTGTTGATCTTGATTGGTTCTGTAGCCATTTATTCCCCTTTTTATTAAGTATAACAGAATGGGGGCATTTCTACCCCCCACTAATTACGAGCTAATAGCTTCGTATTCTTCTGTTTCAGCGTTCCAGAGTGTAGGTTCTGTTAGGCTACCAGTTCCAATAATAACGATCTTACCATCGTGATCGTCACTTGGCTGTGCATTAACAGTGATCTCTACAGTTACAGGATCGTCTACGTTTTGCACGATCTCTACACTAGCTTGTACTGAGCCATTCGGTACGAATATATCGTTGTCCGAGTTAGGTTCGCAAGTATAGTGAACTACTAGAGGTGTGTTTTCTCTTAGCATACATTCATCGCCACCAAAAGCTGTTTGACCAGCTACGGTTGGTCGGTCTACTGATGCTGTGTACATATCTGGTAGAATATTCTTCAAGTAATTCATGTTAGGTAGAGTTACATTAAATACAACCATAGTGTCATCGTATGTACCGCTAGGCTGTTTGAAAGTACCAGCTAAAGTCGGTACTTCTCTAGTTCCCTCTGTTAGTGTGGTTGTTACACCATCACTGCTTAAGTATTGGGCTGGAATAGTAACGCCATTAAGTGAAACGTCAGCTTTTCCTCCCATGTATGTTGTTGCCATTTTATGACTCCTTTTTATAGTTAATTTGACCGCTTATTACTCTCACTATTTTGTCCTGATCGTCTGCACCTACATTCTCAACTGAGCTAGTAGGCACGATCTGAACATCATAGTATCGAGTTGTTGAGTAAGGTGGAACTGTTGGAAGTTCGCAAACCTCCCCATAAGCCTCTTGTAGATACTCAAGTATATCTTCAAGCTTTTTAGAGCTTGTTACTTTATTAGCATTCCGAGAGTAGATGTCAAAGGCTTGGGTCTTTATGAACCGACCATAAGTCGATCCTCTCGGTACAATCCAAACACCACTTTTAGGGTTGCCTTGCGAATCAAGTGGAGCATCTTCCCAGAATAAATCTGTGTCGATAGTTCCAAAGCCCTCATTCTCTAGCAGTTTAAGAACGTGTAGTGTGATCATACTTTGCCTTTGAAGTATTTAGACTTGTTGCTTCGTGCTACTGAGTCACCAGCTCTCGCTAAGTAATGCGTTCCCTTGATAGTCACTGATTTAGCAAACCGCCATTCTGATCCATCTTTCCATGCTAATAATTTAGCTCTTTTAGGTTTTATAGTACCACCAAGCTCTTGTATGCGAGCATATGGCACTTTAGACGAACCAAACTGAACTTTATAGCCACCAGTGACAGGCTCAACAACTCCGCTAT